AAGGATGCCGCAGCACAAGCGCTTTCAACCAACCCGTTTGCGGACATGGAGGATGACTTACCTTGGGAGGTGAAGCCATGATGGACTTCAACTCAACATCTAGTGTGAGCGGACAGATCGAGTGGTTAATCGATCACGCTATGCAAAAACAAAACGAACAGACCACGCCACGCACTTATCTCGGTGGGTCACGACTAGGCGCATCGTGTGAGCGTCAGCTCCAGTACGAATACGTCAAAGCCCCCGTTGATCAAGGCAAAGCCTTCTCTGGCCGAATCTTGCGCGTCTTTGAACGTGGACATCAAACGGAGGACATGGTCATCAACTGGTTACGACTGGCTGGCTTTGATCTGAAGACTCATAAGAACGACGGACACCAGTTTGGCTTTTCACTCGCACAGGGGCGATTGCGCGGTCACATCGATGGCATTTTGATTGGTGGGCCAGATGGCTTTTCATATCCCGCGCTGTGGGAAAACAAGTGCTTGAGCTCCAAGTCGTGGAAGGACTTGGTCAAGAACAAGCTTGCAGTTTCAAAGCCCGTCTACGCCGCGCAAGTGGCTGTGTACCAAGGGTATTTGGATTTGCATGAAAACCCAGCGCTCTTCACCGCCGTGAATGCGGACACGATGGAGATCTATGCAGAGTTGGTCCCCTTTGACGCGCCACTGGCTCAGCGCATGTCTGACCGTGCCGCACGCATTCTCAAAGCCACTGAGGTTGGCGAGTTGTTGCCTCGTGCATTCATGGATCAAACCCACTTTGAGTGCAAGTTCTGCTCATGGTCTGACCGTTGCTGGGGAGGTGCGCGATGAATATCGAACCTCGAAAACTTCACAAGCCTTCTGAGCCGTTGGTCAAGATTTCGACCATTTTTCGCATGTTCTCTCGCCAAGTACACCCACAAGGGCCAGAGGCAAATTTAGTGGTGGGCGTTATTTGCCAAGCAATCTACGACTGCTTGTATGCGACGCACGTGGAAAAGTCACGTGCATGGAACTTCCTGCAAGACGAGCGTTTGCACGTATGGGCGAACACGGTGAGCTTGGATGCTGACTTCATTCGTGACGTTGCATTGAAGACGGGCTACATGGGTAAGGAGCCACCGCACAAAGTGGTCAAGAAAAAGAAGGAGGCTCAGGTTGCTTGATTTCAACGATGCTGGATCTACGTCAGCTGGAAAAACACAAGCCTCAGCAGACCAACTTCGTGACCGAGTTCGTGGCGCTTTGATTGACAACATTGAAAGCGTGCTCACCTACTTGCTTCCCGCAGGTGTGTTCAGACGCAACTGCTTTTATGTGGGCAACGTCTATGGAGCTTCGGGAGACAGTTTGGAGGTATTGCTCACGGGAGGTAAGGCGGGGCTCTGGACCGATAGGGCAGAGGGCACGGGGGGAGACCTCTTTCACTTAATTGCGGGCAATAGGAATCTGGACATAAAGAACGAGTTTGGACGTGTGCTCGAAGTGGCACAGGAAATTCTCGGAATGCCAAAGCTGGATGTGCCTAAAGCGAAAGCGAAGAAGGCAGGCCCTGCTGTGGATGAACTGGGAGCGCCCACTGCGAAGTGGGAGTACCAAGACGCCTCGGGCAAGCTCATTGCTGTGGTGACACGCTATGAGCCAGAGCCAGGCAAGAAGGAGTTTCGACCATGGGATGTCAAAAAGAGGCGAATGGCTCCCCCAACTCCAAGGCCGCTTTACAACCAGCCAGGAATGCTTGTCTCTGAGATAGTGATCTTGGTAGAGGGAGAGAAGTGTGCGCAGGCATTGATTGAGGCGGGATATTGCGCAACCACTGCCATGCAGGGGGCAAACGCGCCTGTGGACAAAACGGACTGGCAACCCCTTGAGGGCAAAGCAGTTTTGATTTGGCCAGACAAAGATGCACCAGGCTGGAGTTATGCAGAGGCCGCTGCCAAGGCAGCCTTGGAGGCTGGAGCGCGCTCATGCGATATCTTGATTCCTCCCGACTTCAAACACACTGGCTGGGACGCTGCTGACGCGCTCACAGAGGTCGAGACCTATGAGGGGCAAGACGTGGTCTTCGATGTGGATGGCTTCATCCTCACTGGTCACCGATTGCCAATTGCAAAGGACCCTGACCCCTCAGAGGTGGACACCTCATCCGTTGACTTGGTCGACGGCGTGAACTGGAGCACAGAGGACGGTCTGGCGATCGCATTCACCAACCGCTATGGCATCGACCTGCGCTACTGCGCCCAGTTGGGCAAGTGGTTCTGGTGGAACGGCAAGCGCTGGGTTGAGGACAAGATGCTCTACGTGCAGCACCTCTCGCGAGGTATTTGCCGTGCCGCATCTCGCAAGGCTGATACACCAAAGCTCAAGTCAAAGCTTGCAAGCGCATCCACGATTGGCTCTGTTGAGCGAATCATTCGCTCAGATCCCAAGCATGCGGCAAACATCGATGAATGGGATCCAGACCCATGGCAGCTCAACACGCCCGAAGGGGTCATCGAGTTGAAGACGGGCTTGCTTCGTCCCCATCAACGCATTGACCGAATGACGAAGATCACAACCGCGAGTCCAAAGGGCGAGTGCCCGCAGTGGATTGCCTTTCTTGAGCAAATTACTGGCGGGGATGCCGAGCTGTTGGGCTACTTGCAACGTATGGCGGGGTACTGCCTTACAGGACTCACAACCGAGCATGCTTTGCTGTTTCTCTATGGCACTGGTGGCAACGGTAAGTCTGTCTTCGTTAACACCTTGTTCACGATCATGGGTGACTACGCTGCCAACGCACCAATGGAGACGTTCATGGAGTCGAGAAATGATCGACACCCAACAGACCTTGCAGGCTTGATGGGCTCTCGATTGGTGACCGCTACAGAGACAGAGCAAGGTAGGCGTTGGAATGAATCAAAGATCAAGGAGATCACAGGGGGTGACCGTGTCTCAGCGCGTTTCATGCGACAGGACTTTTTCACCTACGTGCCCGCCTACAAGATCGTGATCTCTGGCAACCACAAGCCAGCGATTCGCAATATTGATGAGGCGATCAAAAGGCGCATGCACTTGATCCCATTCACCCTGACCATCCCGCCCGAAAAACGCGACCACTTGCTCTCAAGCAAGCTGCTCAAGGAGCGCGATGCGATTCTGGCTTGGGCTGTCGAAGGTTGCTTGATGTGGCAACGCGAGGGCTTGCGTCAGCCCACATCCGTTACGTCCGCTACCAATGAGTACTTCGAGTCTGAAGACGTCATGGGTCGGTGGATTGATGAGCGCTGTGTGCTGGTCAGCAATGCCAAGTCATTGACTTTTGAGCTCTACAACGACTGGAAGCAGTGGTCCGAGACGAACGGTGAATACCAAGGATCTCAGCGACGGTTTTCAGACCTTTTGATTTCAAAAGGGATAGAGCGATGGCGGAACTCAAGTGGTGTTCGCGGTTTTCAAGGCATTGGTTTGAAGCAGGGAACACCTGTTCGCTTCTCGCCGCATGAGGTCGATTGAGACCAAAAGAAATCAAAAAGGATTCACTTTCAGACACAAAACTGACGCATGACACAGCTTGACGCTGTTTTCCTATTATCGACGTCTCACGCGTACGCGTAATAGAGGGAATATAGAAAATAACGTCGATATGTGTCAGTGCGTCAGAGCAAGGACGACTATGACACTCAAGACGATTTTGGCCCTTGATTTGGGTACAACAACTGGATGGGCTCTTCGTGACCAAGCGGGGAGCATCACACATGGATTTGTGAGCTTCAAGCCACAACGATTTGAAGGTGGCGGGATGCGCTTTTTGCGTTTCAAGCGCTGGCTCACAGAAATCAAAGCAACAAACGAACATGGAATCGACGCCGTGTACTTCGAGGAAGTCCGTCGACATCTTGGCGTAGATGCCGCTCATGTCTATGGCGGATTGATGGCAACGCTAACCGCCTGGTGTGAGCATCACCAAATTCCATACGAAGGCGTTCCCGTTGGAACGATCAAGCGACACATCAGCGGCAAAGGCAACGCATCTAAAGACGATGTGATCAGAGCCGTGGGTGAACTCGGATTTCACGTCAGCGATGACAACGAAGCCGATGCCATTGCGTTGTTGAACCTTGCGATTCAAAACAACGAGGAGGTGTGAGATGAAATTCCCACCCGTTCGCTATCCATCACCACTCGGTCGAGCCCAACCCATTTCCATGGATGTTGAACGCACCAAGCGTGAAGGGTGGCAAAACAACCACCTACTCGTCATCGCCGCAAATGACACACGACTCGATTTTTTAGAAAAACAACTCATTGAGAGCATTGGCAACAGGCTCTATGGGGCGAAAAGCAAAGGGGGAAAAATTGGATGAGCACACCATCGAGAGTATTGGCGAGCGGTTCCGACAGGCAGCACGCACCGCTTACCGATTACCAGCGGTCAGAGTGCAGGGCTATGTGAGCTACTGGCCGGAGATCAAGAGCACAGGCACTGAACGATGCGTCGTTGAGGAGCGGCGCTACATCAAATTTCCACCAAGCCCGAAAGAGGTGGACGAAATGCTTGAGGTCATGGGGTGGGTCAAGCTGCTCGAGGTTGAACAGCGCAAGCTCGTGTGGATGAGAGCGAGGCGATACCCGTGGCGTGACATCGGCCAGCGCTTTGGCTATTGCTCTCGTACAGCGCAGCGTCACTGGCAGTACGCCATGCTCCAAGTGATTAATGAACTCAAAAAATGAAAAGCGGCTCTCGGAAATATTGCTCTAGATTGGAGGTTGGCAAAAATGGGCAATATTTCCAAGCGGTTCTAACAAGTGCTAACTGAGATACGGTGAGTGCCGAATTTGGCTCAAAAAAGGGTGTCGCATTTCGCGGCGGAAACAGTTAAATTATCGATACCTTGGGAATCAAAGCAACTTGATTCAACTAATCACAACAAGGTTTTGTTTCACCAACTCTTCGAGCTTGTCTACATGGATATGGCCCGTTACATCAGGTGAAACGATCACAGACAGGTAGCCCTGTTCAGCAGGGCCAGACGCCTCATAAGTCCCCGGCTCCAAGGGGATGAATCCTTCATCTTTGAAATCCTTGCCCAACTTGCGGGCGAGGACACCTTCTTTTACTTCAATCTTCATCTGACCAACTTTCCTTAGGTGGTCATTGTAGGAACTCGCATGAGCCAAATCAAAACCCATCCAGAAATTCGGATGACGCCTGTGGATAACTTAATCCCCTATGCACGCAACGCCCGCACACACAGTGAGGAGCAAGTGGCACAGATCGCAGCATCTATCTCTGAGTTTGGCTTCAACAACCCCATCCTCACGGACGGTGAGCATGGATTGATTGCGGGACACGGTCGATTGGCAGCAGCCAGAAAGCTTGGTCTTAAGGAGGTCCCAGTGATCGAGCTTGGCCACTTGAGCGATACCCAAAAGAAAGCCTACATCCTCGCCGACAACCGCATTGCTTTGAATGCGGGATGGGACGATGGATTGCTCACACTCGAGTTGCAGGAGCTTCAAGGTGCAAATGTTGACCTTGGCCTTTTGGGCTTTGGTGATGATGAGATTGAGCGTTTGCTCAATGGTGCTGATGATGGCGGTGGTTTGACCGAGGATGACGCAGTCCCAGAGCCACCCGTGGACCCAGTTTCCAAACCTGGTGACCTGTGGATTCTTGGCAACCACCGCCTTCTCTGTGGAGACTCAACGTTGCTAAGCGATGTTGAAAAACTAATGAACGGCCAACTCGCGGACATGGCGTTCACAGATCCACCCTACAACGTGGACTACGGCAACAGTGCCAAAGACAAGATGCGAGGCAAGGATCGTCGCATCATGAACGATGCGTTGGGTGATGGGTTCTACCAATTCCTTTACGACGCATGTCTGAACTTGCTTGTGGTGACAAAGGGAGCGTGCTACGTGTGCATGAGCTCCTCAGAGTTGCACACATTGCAAAAAGCATGGATCGATGCAGGCGGCAAGTGGTCGACTTTCATCATCTGGGCCAAGAATACTTTCACCCTTGGACGAGCTGACTATCAGCGCCAATACGAACCAATCCTCTACGGATGGAAGCAGGGCACAGATCATTTTTGGTGTGGTGACCGTGATCAATCAGACATCTGGAACTACAACAAGCCTCGGGTCAACGACTTGCATCCAACCATGAAGCCAGTTGAGCTTGTGGAGCGTGCGATTCAGAACTCGTCCAAGAGTCGAGACATCGTGATCGATCTCTTTGGTGGCTCTGGTACGACCCTCATTGCTTGCGAAAAGACCAATCGACAAGCGCGTTTAATTGAGTTGGATCCCAAGTTTGTCGACGTTATCGTCAAACGTTGGGAGGACTACACAGGGGAAAAGGCAGTCTTGTCTAACCGTGAGCTTGAAGTCGCAGTTGATTCCATGAGTTCCGTTGCTTACCAGACTGCAGGTTAATTTAGCGGAGGGTTTGGCTTAGAGCAATCCCTGTCTGAAAGATCATGAATTTGATGAGTTTTTGAGCCAGAATCTCATTCGTTCAAACGAATAGGAGAAAAGAGTGAACAAAACTGAACTTATCGAAGCCCTGGCCAAAGAAACAGACCAAAGCAAAGCTGCGGTGGGTCGCACCTTGGATGCGTTGTTGCACATCGTGACCAAGACAGTTGCTAAGAAAGAAGACGTCCAGTTGATCGGCTTCGGTACCTTCAAGGCCAACAAGCGTGCTGCACGAACTGGTAAAAATCCACGTACAGGTGAGCCACTAAAAATTGCAGCGGCAACAGTGCCTAGCTTCAAAGCAGGTGCAGCTTTTAAAGCTGCAGTGAACAAGAAGAAGTAATCTCTCTTGCTTCAAGACAAAGGCGGTAGGGGCAACCCACCGCCTTTTTGTTTATCCAAGTCGCGCAACGTATCGTGCGTAGTCACCACCTTCAGGATTCACGTACAGGTAAGGTCGACCAGGTGCTTTGATCTCAACGCACAAAAATCCGTCTCCGGTGCCGCCACCTTTGCCTGCAAGCCACTCGCGTGACTTTAGGAGCGTTCGACCAAAGTGGTCGTATTCCTCGGCTGTCATTTCTTTTGTTTCAGTCACAAGGACTTTGTAGTTGCCGTAGCCTCCCACCTCTTCAAGGCTACAGGGCTTACGTGCGAAGGGCAGTTGAACACTGAGCTCCTCGACTTCAATCATTTCACCTCCGAAGTTCAAAGTTCGAGGCGATCGATCAATCGTGATGGTCATGGACTTCATGGTCACCTCAAGCAATGCGGTATTTACGTTCTTGACCATCTGTCTTCTCTGAGACGATGTTCAAACCTAGTTTCTTTTTCAGGGCTCCAGCCATCGCTCCTCGGATGGTGTGTTGTTGCCAGCCTGTGGCTTCAATCATTTCGGCAATGCTTGCGCCTTCTGGCCTGTTGAGTAATTCGATTAGCTTGGCTTGCTTGGTTCCGTCCCTTTGTTTGGGAGGCGCTGCAGGCGCATCACCAATTGCTTCGAGTCCTCTGTAGGTGATCGAGTATTGCGTTGTGTCGTCCGCTGGGTTTTTAAACGAGCCAATCAAGCTTGCGTTACTCAGAGCGGTCAGCACTTTGTTGAGCGCTCCACCCTTGAGCGTGGCAGGGAAATCTGTCAGTAGTTTTTTTGGATGTTTGGCAGCAGCTTCTAGGAGTTTGCGCTGAGTGTCTGTGAGTTTCATTTTTTACCTTTCGATGTTGTTGATTTGTTTTGTGCTGCTGAAGCACCTGCGGCGTAGGCGGCTTCAAGCGCGCTCTTGATAGACCAAACGGCCAAGTCGTGAAAGTCATAACGATCCCTGTTTTGTGTTTCAAGGGTTTCGATGTGCAGGTGCTCTAAAGCGATCCGCTCAATCACTTGCTCTTGGTTTGGGGAAGTCATTTCGTTTATTCCTTTGTGTGTTGCGATGTAAAGCATTGACGCTCTGAATCGAGATGAAGCCAAGCTAATTACGCGATGTGTCGCTTATTTCTTGAAAGTTGATTGAGATGCCAAGAAGTGCACCAACTCCTTGCAGATATCCGGGTTGTATGGCTGTCTTGGCTAAGCCGGGGTACTGCGACGCTCATCGCTCTGATGTGCACCGTGACTACGGTCGAGCACGACGTAGTTTTGATAAAGAGGTCGGGTTCTATCAATCAAGTAATTGGCGGCGCTTGCGTGCCAACTTCTTACGGTTGCACCCTCTTTGCGGTGTATGTGCCACCAAAGGGCAAACAGTTGCTGCCAAGGTGGTTGATCACATCGTCCCCATAAAGGACGGTGGTGATCGCTTTGACAACTCAAACCTTCAACCGCTGTGCGTGTCATGTCACAACAGAAAGACGGCCATAGAGACCGCATTGCGGACCAAAGGGGGGTAGGGGGTCTGAATCTCTGGTGTTTGGGGGCAAAGATGCGCTCGCCTGCCCAAATTTTTGTGCGTGCAAATTGAAATAGGGGGGGCTTCCCTCCAAGAGGGGTCATATGGCTGGACGTAAGCCACTACCAACGAAGGTTAAGCAAATCAAAGGCACGCTTCAAAAGTGCCGTACCAACCTTCGAGAACCAAAACCAGTCGGGGATTTGGTTGAGCCACCGGACTACATGCCCGAAGGGGCGAAAGCAGCATGGAGATACGCACTTGAGTGTGCGCCTCCTAACTTGCTAAAGAAATTGGACATGTCGGTCTTAGAGGTCTGGGCGTGTGCAGCAGACCTTTACCGAAAGGCGCAAACAGGGATCGCAAAAACGGGGTTGCTAGTAAAGGCACCAAATACTGGCGTGCCGATGCAGTCGCCTTATCTGGCAATTGCTAACAAGCAAGCGCAAATCATGACAAAGGCAGCCACGGAGATGGGATTCACTCCCGCTTCAAGATCAAGAGTCACTTTGCCAATGGAGGCAGCAGATGACGACATGGATCCCTGGGCTGACATCGCGGGATAAGTTCAATGGCACAAGGCAGTTATGCAGACATCGCCAAGATGTACGCACAGAGAGTCGTGGCCGGAGAAATCTTGGCTTGCAAATGGGTGAAGGCAGCTTGTCAGAGGCAGCTCAATGATCTGAAGAAGTACAAAGGCAAGTCCAGTCCATATCAGTTCAATCCGAAGCTCACAAGCAAAAGCGGCAAGGGCTACTACCCTGCAGACAACCTGTGTGCGTTCATTGAACGATTGCCGCACGTGAAGGGGCCTCTTGCAGGCGAGCCCATAACGTTGGAGCCCTGGCAAGTCTTTATTCTCACGACGGTGTTTGGTTGGGTGAAGCCCGATGGCACGCGACGCTTTCGTCGCTCGTACATCGAGGTTCCACGTGGAAACGCGAAGTCAACGCTGTCATCTGCGCTTGGGCTGTACATGCTTGCCGCTGATGGCGAAGGTGGTGCAGAGGTTTACTCGCTGGCAACAACGCGAGACCAAGCGCGGATTGTTTTCGGGGACGCGCAGACCATGGCTAGGCGTAGTGCAGGTTTTCGTAACCGGTTCTCAGTGAGCGTCGGTGCTCACAACATGAACGTGTTGTCTTCGGGCTCGAAGTTCGAAGCACTCTCAGCAGAAGGTTCAACCCTTGATGGATTGAACATTCACTTTGGCTGCGTGGACGAGTTGCACGCACACAAGACGCGAACCGTTTATGACGTTGTGGAAACGGGAACTGGCAAGCGAGATAACTCCTTGTTGTGGGTCATCACCACGGCAGGAAGTAACCGCGCTGGCATTTGCTACGAGGTCCGTTCGTTTGTGACCAAGCTGCTCGAAGGTGTGTTCGATGATGACACTCAGTTCGGGATCATCTATGGCCTGGACGATGGTGATGACTGGACAACCGAAGAGTCGCTCATTAAGGCCAACCCCAACTGGGGCATTTCGGTTCGCTCGGAGATTTTGGGGCCACTGCAGGCAAAAGCGAAACAGTTACCCAGCGCGGTGAACAACTTCAAGACGAAACACCTCAACGAGTGGGTCAATGCTGATACGGCTTGGATGGACATGCGGGCATGGGACTCGTGCTCAGAGACTCGCGTGTTTCTTGAACAGTTCGAAGGTCAGCCTTGCTGGATCGGGTTGGACTTGGCAAGTAAGACGGACATTGCAGCTTTGTTGCTGGTGTTTAAGCATCCAGAGATCTCTGATGCTTACGTGACCTTTGGGAAGTATTACTTGCCTGAGGACACAGTCAACGGTGCGGGCAACAGTCAGTACTCGGGCTGGATGCATTCTGGAAGTCTGATCGTGACGCCCGGCAACGTGATTGATTTCGGTTGGATCGAGTCTGACTTGTTGGACATGGCAACTCGCTATGAGATTCAGGCAGTGGCGTTTGATCCATTCCAAGCCACGCAGTTATCCACACGGATGCTGTCTGAGGGCCTGCCCATGATTGAAGTGCGCCCCACGGTGCTGAACTTCAGCGAACCCATGAAGACCTTGGAAGCCTTGGTCTTGCAAAGAAAGCTCGTTCATGACGGAGACCCTGTGTTGGCTTGGATGGCTAGCAACGTGGTTGCTCACTTGGACGTCAAAGACAACATCTATCCACGCAAGGAGCGAGCAGAAAACAAGATAGACGGAATCGTGGCGCTGATCATGGCGCTCTCACGCGCCATCAAACCCGGTGAATCGGTGGTGCTTGGTTCTGACTATGAGTTGATGGTGCTCTGAAGCTATGGGAATGTTCTCCTTTTTTGATCGATTCAGAGCTTCAGGTG